ACCTCTGCCCCGGCCTCGTGCGCTACCGAGGTAGCCAGATTGTCAAACTCCATAAACCCGCCCTTTTATGGTTTATGCGTCAGTTCGCGTGATCACGATGTTAGACGCATCGGAGGTGTCGTAAAGGCCTACGAAGTCCATAGCGATGGTGATTGCACCCTCGCCAGAGACATCGGGTTGGCCGCTGTTGTACTTCACATTGCCGATCTCAATGAGGTAATCGTTACCGTCAACATCGGTCAGAATCAGAGCGATGCTGCTGCTCGTCTCATTGAGGAACTTCTCATAGAGGGTCTTGCTCTCAAAGTAGGTCGTCAGCGTGCCCGTGACCCGAGACTTGCCGATGGCAGGACGCTGAGTGGTAGCAGAACCCACAGCGAATAACGGCTCAATGCCATTCTCAAGGGAAAGCTCAAGGGCCGTAACCGTAGCAATTGCGGAGCCACCCTCCGTAATTGACCCGGTAAAGGAGTCAAAGGGCGTCTTGCCAACGTCAGCGCTGTAGGTGCTGGACGCTACTTGGCTGGTGTTAGCTGTCAGGTCCTTACCAATTACCCCGAAGGTGCAAGTCACCATGGAGTTTGGCGATACGCTGAGAGACATCGAATTGATCTCACAGCCGGTATGGCGGTGATACTCTGGCGTAGCAAGGTCTGCGAACTTCCGCTCGATGGTAAAGGACCGGCGGGTAGTACCGGCCTTGAGGACATCAGTGGTCCAAGTACCGCAGAGAGCAGCTTCCAAGAGATCATCAAATGCCTCGTACTCAAGTTCGCCAGTGATGTCTCCAGAAACGCTCTTGTTTCCGTGACGAAAGTCCTCTACCTGACGATCACCACGGAGCTTCTCAGACTCCACAGCATCCTTATTGATGGCAAGCGTCGTCCCCGTATGAGGAATAGGCGTCCATGTGGGGGTAGAAGGCGTGGTGCCATAAGTTGATTCTGCAACGTAGTGCAGACTATGTTGTGCGCCGTTTGCAATAGTCATGATCGTGCCCCTGTGTATGTCTGCACGTTGATAGATACAGGCACAAAGTACCATGCGCCTTCTAATATTGCAGGACCGATACTGACAGAGCGAACCCGCAAACTAGTTCCATTATAGGTCAAAACCGTGCCTCTCTTGAAATGATCGGCTACCGTATCTAATAAGGCCGGGCGACCAGTTCCACGTGGAACAACTACATCAACCTGATAAATTGCATTTGTCTCATCTTGCCCAGTATCGCCCATAGTTACTTGCAAGGTGTCACCAGGGAGGAAGCTGGGCCTTAAATAGGTTGTGCTAGCTGATGGCTCGTAGGGAATATTTGGGAAAGCCACGGGCGTAGAATCCATGCCATCTAAACGAGCATCAAGCGCAGCCTGCATATCGTTGAAGAATGTGCTCATCACTTGCTACCTGAGTCGGCTTACTATTTGATTAACGATACTCTGGAACTCTGCAACCGTAATCCTAAGCATCCCTAGGGGAGCTAGATGCGACCCAGTAGCAGGAGGGCCTTCCCTCCGACCCATCTCAATAATGAGAGAATAGGGCTGGTTATTAGTTAGGTAGTACGTATCACCTGCCTTAAGGTTTGCGACCACCTTGCGAACCTTATTCCTTGCCCTTCTCTTGGTCTTATCTACCGTCTTAATTCTGCGCGTTGAGGGGCGGTTCTTGGTGGGGACCCAACTGTTGGCAAGTAGACCCGTCCTGACAGGCGTCCTATTGATTACCTTATAAGAGGTCTGTTTAATAATTTCCCGGGCTGTCTCCATCGGCAGCTTTTGGAAGCTTTGGATCGCCTCCGTTAAGGTCTTCATTTCCGAATCTGCAGGTTCGATGCGACCACGGACCCACCGGGCCCGACATCGCTAATTGAGATAATACGGTACGTATCTCCGCCAACCACAACCGTATCCCCAACCGCATACGAGTGACCTTCGGCGAGCATACGTCGATCACCTTGAAGTATCGCTCCATCAGGGCTATCGGAATCCGTATAATCAAAAAGGCAAGCGTATTTCTGATAGGTAGCGGAAGTGTCCGTTGTCGTTCCTGTGGCTGCACTATAGGTCCCCTTCGTTACACGGGTGAACGTGTAGAGAGCGCCGAACTTCGTAATCATTCGGCTCGCCGATTGGGTCAGGGGCGTATAGTTATAGCTCACGCCCGCGTCACCTCGGAGGAGGGTAGGACGAGCTTACGCAAGGCTCGCTCTAGGGCAGGCGTAGACCGCTTCATGCCAGCGTTGTCCTTGTACGTGATCTTGATGCTGTCGATCTGCTCGGAGGTTACTTCACGCTCCGAAGGAGATAGCTTGGAATCACCGTCAATCTCAATCTTGATAAGCTCGTAGATCGCGATCTTCACTTCATTCGGAATCTCATTGGAATCAACAGCATAGCCGTCAATCAGGACCTGATCGCGGGGCCATTGCATGGTCTGGTTCTCGTCAGACTTAAGGCCCTTGAACCGTAACCCCTCAAAGTAATCTGTAGCACGGAATAGCTGCTGACTCAGGAGGAAGTCAGTTCCATAGGAAATCCCGCGAGCATCAGCCCACGCCTGGAATTCGTCTAGGGTTATATATGAGTTAGCGCCAGAGACCAGCGTTCCATCTTCAACGACAATCGCCATCTTTTGCCTCCAGCACCCTATAGTCACCCATCTTGTAGTTCTCTACCTCAGAGGGGTGAACGTCCGCGAATTTACCATCACTGTCGCGGAACATCTTAACCAATTTTGGCTTTGGCTTTCTTCCGGGCTTCTTCTTTTCTTCCATGACTACTCCAAGAGAAAGGGGGCCCGAAGGCCCCCTAATACCTCTAGCCGAGGAGGGTAGCGATGAAATCAGGCTTCCAAGCCTTCACGCCCCATGCCACGGAGACCTCGATCATCGACTTGTGATAACCGGGGTACACACTCACGGTGAAGGTCAGGCCGCTAGCAGCGTCAGAGACGGTCATGGTGTCGCTAGCAAGGCTGGACGGCGGCTCTGCGAGCGGACGGATAGCCAGCTCAAGAGCGCGACGATGGAATGCCACGTTCGCCGTGTAGCTGTTGCCCACGGTGATGGCATCGTTGTCAGCCTCAGCAGCGCGGAGACCGGGAGCGCCGATTGCGAAGGAACCACCGGAAAGGGCGGTGTTCACAACGTACTTATCGGTCGTACCTGCGAAGGTAACGATGTCCCCGGCCAGGATGGTGCCGGAGCCGCCGTCTGCTGCGATGGTGGTGTCACCAACGGCAGAAGAAGCATCGTTGAGCAGGTAGGACGCGCCGGTGCCCTTGGTGTGGCTCTGAACCTGCGCGGACTCACGGAGCATGAGACCTTGGAGGTCGAGCAGGACGCCTTGACGGAGCAGGTCCGTGCCACCAGCCTCGTTTGCCTTCTGGAGCTGAGCCAGTTGGCGGAGGTTGGTGCCAGCAACGGTGTTCAGCACCATGGATGCTTGACCATCGTTCATCGGCATACCGTTGTCAGCGAGGATTTGACGGATTTCCGCCACTTCGCTGAAGTTGGATGCGAACGGGGTCGTCCCAGCGGTGCCGAATGCGCGGCTTGCGTTCTTGTACGCTTCCTCAGCAAGGTCAGCCTCGATCTCGTTCACGAGCGCACGCATTGCCTGAGCAATCTGATCGCCGTACACGGTCTCAAAGCCGATGCCGTTGTTGAGGTGGCGCACATCTTCCCCGGTGTAGGGAATCTGAACAGCGCGGGTGTTGCTGATGGTCAGCGTCTTGCTGTCCACGGTCTGATCGGTCCCCTCGGGGATCGTCATTGCTTCCGTGACATCGACAACGCTTGCTGCACGGGTGAAGCTAGCGCGCACAACGTCGCCCTTTGCAACCCGCTCAGAACCGTCTGCGTTCACGGTAACAGCAGGGATGAAGCCGACAAGCTCCCGCCCCACTACGTCAGCGGCTTTGTAGATATCTGCCGCGAGATCGGTCAGTACGTTAGCCATGGTCGGCCTCCACGTTATTCGTCATAAAGTTTTCCGCCGCCTCGCATGAAGTCCGATTTCTGCTGAACAGATAGAGCTTCAAAGTCCGAACGGCTCATTTCCTTGCTACGCGCTTCGGCCCCACCTTGCGCCTTGGTGGCCCCGCCACCGCTCGCTTGGATACCATCAACTAAAAACGGGTAATCCGTTTTGATGGAACCAATCAAGTCATCAAGGGACGAAACGGTTAGCTGCCCATTGGGGTCAGTAACCCGTAACTCCCCATCTACTAGAGCTAGCCGCTGGCTAAACTCTTTCTGTAGTAATTGTGCGCGACCCGTATCCTTTGTCAACGTAGCCGCTAGTTTAACAGCTTGTTCGCTAATCTTCTGCTTTTGCATATCGGCGTTCATCTTTTCGATGGTCTGCCGGAGAGTATTTGATTCCTCTTTCTGGGACTCAAATAGCTCTTTGTAATTATTCTCGGCGATGGCCTTTTCTTCGGCCTCTAACTTCGCCTGCTCTCGCGCCGCTTCGCGCTCAGCTTGGACCTTCTTCTTCTCCGCTAGAAGCTCATCAACCTTAGACTTAAGGCCAGTGGTCTCTTCTTCCAGCCGTTGCTGAATGGTTTGGTTTAACCGCTCAGACAGTTGCTCCTTAACAGAATCGTCTAACTCAATGTCTTGTAGTAGTTCGCTCATGCGTCACCTCTGGTTAGCACGTTGCGGCTCTGCCGCGTTATAAACCCACTTGCTCAAAGGCAAGCGGCTCTAGCTCTCTAAGCTCTTGTAATGATAGCACTTTTCCGCTGTCATCCACGAAGCGCCCTATAGAGAGATTCCCTCGCCTAAACAGCTTTGCCTTGGCCTTCCCCAATACTTCCTCCTGAAAGGCCACAGGTTGCCGTCTAAGCCATTTTTCGTAGTTCGTGGTATCCCTAACCGTCTTCCCTCCTCTAGGGCCGTCAGCAGGCCGCCTGGAAGTCTTATCGGGCCCTAGGTCATACTGACCGTCAACGATGAACGCGATAGTTGACCGGCAGTTGAAATGGGCCGGAGGTTTAGGGTTCTCGTCCTTGTCCTCATAGATAGTCCCATCTCGGGATGCGCAGATAAGGCTGGTGTGACTATCTAAGACGGAAATCCACTTATAGCCCTCAATGACCCCGCCATTCTGGCGAATGACCATATTTCTGGCGTTAATGGACACATGATTGGTAATTGTTCTGGCCAAGGTCGCGGCCTGTCTCTGCTGAGTTCCTGTTATATCCATAATGCGCTGCGTTACCTGATCGGTAGTCTCGCCGAACATATAGCCGTCGCGGACAATCTGGGCCACCTGATAGCTCTTTCGATAACCGAAGGTCCGTAAGGAGTCATTGATCGTATAACCCTTGCGAGGCTCCAGCTTCATTATTTGGGCGAGAGTAGTTCCCACAGCTTCATTAGTAGAGGGACGGACAATATTAGCCCTAACGTTGTCCCGTAATAGGCGATAATTAAAGTCAACTTCGTAGTCCACGAACTCGACCATTTCTTGAATAAAGGCATTGGAATACCTCTGATACCCACCAGAACCAATGTCCATAAGGTCCATGGTGACGCGATCTAATACCGAAATAGGTATATCCGTTAAATCCATATCGAGGGTCCTAATAGACTCCTCTAGGATATTCCTTACAAAGGCAGAGGCTTCTCGCTCCCTGCCCTTAGCATAGCGCTGTAGGAATACCTGATGCCGCGTCAAGGCATCGTAGATAACATCATTGGTACTCACTTGCGCTTCTTGTATCCCACAGCGTAAGCGGCTCGGCCCTGCTTCTCAGCTTCAGCCTTAGTCTTATAGACTTTGCCGGACTTGCCCCAGCGATAACCGCCCTGCACCTTATAGACAGGCATCGTAAGCCCCTGATTTACCTACCATTTTACCTTGTCAGCCCAGTAAGCCGCGCTCATTTTCCCTTTGGAGATATTCTTGGCGTGTCGTGCCTTGAACGAAGCGCGTCGAGCCTTCGCCGCATCTGACTCGCCTTTCTTTGCCGGGCTTCCCTTGACGCCTTGCTGTCCGAAGCGAATCGTCTTGACCTGACTGCCTTCTTTAGCAAGTACGACATGGCTCTTTGTCGGATGGTTTGGGGTCCGCTTCGGCTTGTTATATCCCGCAACGCCTAACCTCTCTATCCGGGGGTCCTTAGCCACGGCGAGACCTCCTCACCGCAGCGCGCTCTGCTTTGGTGTACGAAGCATTCTGCTTGCCCTTCTTAGTGGCCGCGTTCTTCTTGCGGCTCCCTGCGGCCTTCTGGGCGGGCGTCAGGGATTCGCGGGCAGCTTTAGGTAAGTAGCGGGATTTTCCGGGCTTTCCCGTGTAATCCCACTCCTGCTTAGTCCAGTTCTTAAGGCTTTTCTGGGGCTTCTTCATGACTTGTAGCCTCCGCCTTTGGCTTTGTATTCCTTGGCGAGCATCTGAGCCTTACGCGCAGACCATTGCCCCGGCCTACCGCCCTTGTCGCCTGCCTTGATCTTCTCAAACAGGCGCTTTCTCATTGCCGGTTTGGTGTAGTTCCCCGCAGCGTTGACCGTGGATTTCTTCTTAGCTGGCATTAGGAGCCTCCAGCGGGGGCAAATCCCCTAACTCTTCCTTCACATCCTCTAGGGTGCGGTCTCCGTCGATGATCCCGCCAGCCTTTAGGCGCTCGAAGATGTCCCGATCCGAGATCACCTGACGGTCCATGAGCGTAACCATGGACATAACGAGTTGCGGATCAACGGTCTTATCGTAGAACTCGCGGTTGATCTGGAACTTCGACTCTTCATCCGTCCCCATGAACATCCCGCACCACTCTAGGCACTTCTCGATGGCCATGGAGAGGTTCTGGACGATATCCCCTAGCACGGAGTTCTCCGATGCAAAGCGGATACGGGCACCCTCTGCGGTCTCATTAGCGCCCCGGTCCGTGATGATCCGAGCCCCAATGGCCACCATTGCCGCTTCCTTGGCCCGCATGGCTTCCATCACGAGGTTATTGGGGTTGGCCTGTAGGAGCGTGGCCCCTCCAGCCTCGCCCAATACGTGACCAGCCCTAGAGCCCAGCTTGATCCCCTCCGGGTTGTAGTCGTACCACTGTTCCGGGGAGAGGCTATGGGTAATAAACAGGGTGGGCTGCCCCGTAATGAAGCAGGACTCCTCATAGTCTGCGGAGTTCCGGTAGTGGGCGATATTCACATCGGCGATGTCCGATAGTGGCGCATCGTCAATGGTCGAATCATTGTTCTGTGACCCTACGAACATGAGGGGAATAAAGTCCCACACAGAGCCGTCAGCCTTCCGGGGGTATACCTCGTCCGTGTAGGGCTCATCATCCCTGAAGACCTGCTGGGTGTACCCATCGTCCTTTAGGCGGAGGACCCGATACTGGGTCTTATACTCGTGGCCGAACTCGTCCTCGTCGTCTAGGTAGCGCTCGGACAGTACACATAAGGTCAGGAGCTTCCGCCCCCGTACCGTATCGGTCTTCCAGTTGACGCACTGTTCCGCCATGTAAGGAATGATCGAGGCGCGTAGGTCTAGGCGGGTCACATCCTCCTGGGATAGCCCCTCTTCCGTAGGAGGGAAGTCCACTAGAAGCAATGCTCGGCCCGTCTCTAGGAGGTTGGATAGCTCGTCCTTGGCCATCTGGACGATACCGAGCCCGTCTCCAGTAGCATCCTCGATCAAATACTCTAGAGCCGTGGGGATTTCGTAGGAGGGCTCACGCCTAAAAGCTGCACCCACTAAAGCGGACTTCGTGCGCCCCGTAAAGTTCGTATACAGGGCCCGCTTGAGGTATTGGCGATAACGGAGGGTATCTACCCCCAGCCGTTCACTATTGGCCTCTGCGTCAGGGACGGGCAGATATTGGTGGCGCTTCCCCTTGTCCTTGACCTCCACCGTGCCGCGCACCGCGTCCCGTGTCTTCTGCCACTGGAACTCGTGCTTCTCGTAATCTGGGTGCTTAGTATCGACAGGCATGGACCGGACCTCGCTTATTCCGTTGCGCTATATCATAAAGCAAAAGAGAAAGACACGTTAGCAACCGGCTTAACGACTGGCATAGCGTACGCGATTGGGTACGTGGTGGCGTCGTTCTGGTGGTCATTGCCCGAGGTCTTGTCGGGCTCCCCGTTCTTGTATACCTGCTGTTCTAGGCAGGCCGCCACGGTAGGGCACTTATTCGCGTTGATCCTTACCGTCCCATTATCTAGCGCCGCGTTCATGGCCATTATGCGGTCCTTCACCGCCGGGTTTCTCTTATTGACCCGGACGTAAAAGCCAGCCTGTTCTAGTAGGGCGATGTCAGACTGTGAGGCGTTGACCGTCTTTCGGGCCCTACCCGATGCGTCGGGGTAGACGTAGATGGGGTGACCTGCGTAGCGGCTCTGGAAGGTGTCGATCATCTCGGGCGTGTCGTACATCCCCGACAGTTCGTCGACCGCGTGCCATGTCTCACCCCTCACCACGTACACCGTCGCCGCCTGCTGGGTGACGTTAAAGTCACAGCCGATATGCAGGGGCTCGCCCTTGATGATGGATTCCGACGAGCCACACCGTGCCCGGTCGTATGAGGCGTATACCGTGCCCGAGGTGAGGTTGACGAACCGGCCTTGCAGGTAGGCGTCCAATAGGTGCGCAGGGTAGCTGTCGCGCAGGCTCTGGACGTACCCCGTTGGCAGGTGCGGGTTAGATTCCGTAGGCGCTTGAACGATCTCATAGCCGGGGCGTGGTTCTTTGGCCCACATCTCATAGACGAAGCGGAACCCCTCGGGCGTTGTAGTCACACCCACGCTATTGGGCCCTGTCGTCTTGTGCTGCCGGTTCCGTGCCAATACCTGCCGCCAGCAGTGGGCCGCGTCGTCCCGCTTGAGGGTGTCCAGCTCGTCTATGTCGGCGTCGGCGTGTTCGTAGCCGATGATCCTTGAGGGGTTCTCCAGGCTGCGGAAGTACACCTGACCATAGCCCTCGACCGTGAGGGTATTGACGGGCGTCTTTTGGAGCCGGTAGGGAATATTGAGGCTGGATAGGATCGCCTCGAAGCGTGGCCATGCAATGACACGGATTAGGTCATAGGTGGGAGCGTAGTAGCCTCGGATCAGCCCAGGATTGCGCAATAGCCCGAAGATGGACCGGAGCACGCTGGCTTCTGTCTTGCCAGCACCAAACCCCGCGACAAAGGCGGGGAAAGGCGCTGTGGAGTTAATGTAGTCCCACTGGGGAGCGGTAGGCCGAATGTCCGTCATTCAGCCTCAGAGGCCACAGGGCGGGCCTTGTCGTCTATAGGCTGTAGCTCGCGGGTCGTCCCGTCAGGCTGCACTAGATTGATCGTGAGCGGTTGCGGCTCTTCCTGGGCGCTGCCGTCATCCTTCCAACCAGCTTGGGCCTTGAGGTAGAAGATGGCCGCCACGATGTTCCCGCCTAGCGCCTTATCTACCAGCGTTTCAGCGACTCGGGCGACCTTCTCGGCCTTGCCTCTTTTTATGGCTTCTCTTATGCGAGGTTGTCTCTCCATCGCATGGCGAAAACCATTCTGCGAAACGCCAAGCCTGTCAGCGATCTGACCTTGATTCAGAAACGGCGCGAGCCCTTCAATGTAGGCGATTTGCTCATCGCTAAAGGTT